AACAACGATATAGGTATGGCTATAAAGTATCTTTGGCGTAACGGACTAAAGAGAGAAGAAGGCATGAGCAAGAAGGAGAAGCAGATTGAAGACATTAACAAGGCTATCTTTTTTCTTAAAGATGAAATCTATCGTTTGGAGAATTTCTAATGGCTAAGCATAAAAAATATGATTTACCAGAAATTGCAAAAAAGTTTCAGAGAGTATATGAGTATGAGCTTCCAGAAGGTGTCACTATAGTCAAGGGTGATATTATTAAGATTAAAGGCAAAAACTCCGCTGGCGTTGGCGAGTGGGGAGAGACGTTTAAGTTTGATAGCTTCGTCACTAATACCGATACTGGAGTTACATGGATTGAATGTTTCGAAATGTATCGCGGTAGAGCAGGAGTGCAACGAGCATTTTATCCAGAAAGAATTAAACGAATTCCTGTAAGGAGGAAGCGTGTCAGTAGAACTAGATCTAATCAACCATCTTGATGAGGTAAACACTGTTGTAGAGCAGTACCTTAAAGGTGATGACCCAACAAAGATTTCTAAGACTCTTGGTATGCCCAGACAGAAAGTTGTCAAGCTAATTGAAGAGTGGCAGAAAATGGCATCTCAGAACGATGTTATTCGGGGCCGAGCCAAGGAAGCACTAGTAGCAGCCGATACCCACTATAGTAAACTAATTAGCAAAGCATATGAAGTAATTGAAGAAGCTAATACTATGGCCAATCTTAATGCTAAGACCACAGCGATCAAGCTAATCCTTGACATTGAGTCCCGCCGCATCGACATGCTTCAAAAAGCTGGACTACTAGAAAACAAAGAGCTTGCAGATGAGATGGTAGAAATTGAACGTCGTCAAGATGTCCTTATTGGAATTCTTCGTGACGTAGCTTCTGAGTATCCCGAAGTGAGAGATGATATTATGCGTAGATTATCTAGCGTATCTAAAAATGATGAGGTGTTAACAATTGTCAATGTTCAATGACTTCCTTGACGTTCTAAAGGATAATCAATTTAATGAAATGCCTGTGGATGCAAAGACGTTTGTAGAAGGTGAAGACTATCTAGGACAGCCACCGCTCTCTGTTGTTCAGTACGATATTGTAGAGGCCATGAGTCAGATCTATCGTATTGAAGAGCTGCAAGAGATTATGGGCATGGCCGAGGGTACGAAGTACTTTAAAAAATACACCAAGAATGAAATTATTCTACAACTAGGCAAGGGTAGCGGTAAAGACTTTGTATCTACCGTAGCTTGTGCATACGTTGTATACAAGCTGCTGTGCTTAAAAGATCCTGCCAGGTACTATGGGAAACCTTCTGGTGATGCTATAGATATTATTAATATCGCTATTAACGCGCAACAGGCAAAGAATGTTTTCTTTAAGGGCTTTAAGTCAAAGATTGAGCGCTCCCCTTGGTTTGCTGGAAAGTACTATGCAAAGGCAGACTCCGTTGAGTTTAATCATTCTATTACTGTTTACTCTGGACACTCTGAGCGTGAGTCTCATGAGGGGCTAAACCTTCTTGTTGCTATTCTGGATGAGATCTCTGGTTTCGCACAGGAAGTTGCCACAGGAAATGAGCAGGGAAAGACTGCCGATAACATCTACAAGGCCTTCCGCGCATCTGTAGACTCTCGCTTTCCCGACTTGGGTAAGGTTGCCTTGCTATCTTTTCCTCGTTATCCAGGCGACTTTATCTCCCAAAAGTATGATGCTGTTATTCTTGAAAAAGAAGTCGTCACCAAGACTCATAAGTTTATTATGAATGAAGAATTGCCAGAAAGCATGGAGGGAAACTCTCTAGAAATTACTTGGGATGAGGATACCATTATCTCTTACAAGTATCCAGGCATGTTTGCGATTAAGCGTCCTACGTGGGTAGTAAACCCTACTCGTAAAATTGATGACTTTAAACTTGCTTTTTATACTGACTTGGGAGATGCCATGCAGCGTTTCGCATGTGTCCCTACCTATTCGTCAGACGCATTCTTTAAGCAGATAGACAAGGTTCGTTCGTCAATGACTCTTCGCAATCCTTTAGATAACTTTAGAAGGTTTGACGAGACGTTTATCCCCGATCCAGACAAGACTTATTTCGTTCATGCTGACCTTGCACAACTTCATGACAAGTGTGCGGTAGCAATTGCTCACGTAGACAAGTGGGTAAATATTCAGGTAATTAAAGATTACCAACAAGTAGCACCAATCGTAGTGGTAGACGCTGTAGCATGGTGGGAGCCAAAGGTAGAAGGCCCCGTAAACCTCTCTGAGGTAAAGCAGTGGATTCAAAACCTTCGTCGTCTAGGTTTTAATATTGGAATGGTTAGCTTTGACCGCTGGCAGTCCTTTGATATCCAGAATGAGCTAAAGCAGGTTGGCATGAAGACAGAGACAGTATCTGTAGCTAAGAAGCACTATGAAGATATGGCTATGCTTATTTATGAAGACCGTCTCGCTATGCCGTCTATTGACTTATTGTTTGAAGAGCTAACGGAGCTTAAGATTATGAAGGGTAATCGCGTTGACCACCCTCGTAAAAAGTCTAAAGACCTTGCAGATGCTGTATGTGGAGCAATCTTTGGAGCTATCTCTCACACTCCAAAAGATCAGAACCAAGTTGTAGAGGTTCACACGTTTAGAGATCGTCCAAAGTCTACAATGGAGATTGGACTTAATGACCATAACGTGATAGGCTTTAGACCCATGACAGAAGAAGTTAGAGATTACCTCGATCACTTCAAGATGATTTAATAGAACGGATGGTATACTAGATGTCCTTGGACATTATTTATTATTCTAATCGTTCCGAAAATACGAAGAAATTCGTAGACAAGCTATCCTGTGATCGCTCGTTCAGGCTCCCCGTAAAATGGGATGCTGGCGTGCCGTTTCTTGTTGGTAAACCATACGTTTTGTTTGTTCCAACATATGGTAGTGGTAGCGATAACCATAGTATTCCAAAGTCGGTAAAAGAATTTCTCAACATAAGCTCTAATAGGGATCTCCTACGTGGGATTGTGGGCTTCGGGAACACTAACTTTGGAAATAGCTATTGCAAGGCAGCAGACCTGATTGCTGGAAAAACAGGTGTCCCCATTTTAGGCAAGGTAGAACTTTTGGGTATGCCAGAGGATGTAGAAAACATATTAGAGAGATTACGGGAATTAAATGAGCAATTATAGCTATCACGAACTAAACGCCATGTTGAACCTATACGGTGCTGACGGTAAGATACAATTTGGAAAAGACAAGGAAGCAGCTAAGGCATACTTTCTAGACCATGTAAACCTAAACACTGTGTTCTTTCACAGTCTTGAAGAGAAGATTGATTATCTTGTAAAGAATGAATATTACGATGAGGAAGTTCTCAATCAGTATTCATTCGAGTACATTAAAGATACCTTTAAGCTTGCGTACTCTAAGCGATTTAGGTTTGAATCATTCCTTGGAGCTTACAAGTTTTACACAGGGTACGCTCTTAAAACATTTGATGGTAGCAGATACCTAGAGCGCTTTGAAGATCGTGTAGTAATGAACGCCTTGATGTTGGGCCATGGGGATCGTAAGCTTGTCATCAGCCTAGTAGAAGAGATTGTTTCTGGACGCTTCCAACCTGCTACCCCAACATTCCTTAATGCTGGAAAGAAGCAGCGTGGAGAATTCGTTTCTTGTTTCCTTCTTCGTATTGAAGACAACATGGAATCTATCTCTCGTGCTATTAACTCTTCTCTGCAGCTTTCTAAGCGCGGTGGAGGTGTTGCTCTTAACCTGACAAACCTTCGGGAGTCTGGAGCCCCCATTAAAAAGATTGAGAATCAGTCTTCTGGTGTGCTTCCAGTAATGAAGATGCTTGAGGATGCCTTCTCTTATGCTAATCAGTTAGGAGCCCGTCAAGGTGCGGGGGCAGTGTATCTTAATGTTCACCACCCAGACGTAATGACATTCTTGGACACTAAGAAAGAAAATGCAGACGAGAAGATTAGAATTAAGACTCTTAGTATTGGACTTGTTATACCCAACATTACAATCGAGTTAGCCAGAAATAATGAAGACATGTATATGTTTTCGCCATATGATATTGAGCGCATCTACGGTAAGCCCATGGGAGATATCTCAGTAACAGATATGTACCAGGAGCTTGTGGATAACCCAGAAATTAAAAAGACAAAGATGAAAGCTCGCGTATTGTTTGAGCGCATTGCAGAGCTTCAGTTCGAGTCGGGGTATCCATACATCGTGTACGAAGACACTGTTAATGACGCTAACCCTGTTGAGGGACGTATCAACATGTCCAACTTATGCTCTGAGATTCTCCAGGTTAATAGTGCTACAACTTACAACAACGACTTGAGCTATAAAGATATTGGAAAAGATATCTCGTGTAACTTGGGATCATTAAACATTGCTAAGGCTATGGAGTCCCCAGACTTTGCCAAGACAATCTCTACGTCTATTCGTGCTTTAACAGCTGTTGCAGACATGAGTTATATTGACTCTGTAATGTCTGTTGCTGAGGGTAATAAGAAGTCTCGTGCCATTGGCCTTGGACAGATGAATCTTCACGGATACTTGGGCAAGTCTGAGATCTATTATGGCTCAGAAGAGGGAATTGATTTTACAAACATTTACTTCTATACTGTTCTGTACAATGTTTTGCGAGCCTCAGCACAGATGTCTAAAGAGACGGGAAGTCCCTTTGATGGATTTGAGCGTTCCAAGTATGCTACGGGCGAGTTCTTTGATAAATACATTAACAAGGAGTGGAAACCATCTACCGCAAAAGTTGCTAAACTGTTTAAAGACTCTTCTATTGAGATTCCTACACAGTCAGACTGGGAAGCCTTGTCAAAGTTCGTAAAAAAACATGGTATTTATAACCAAAACCTACAAGCAGTCCCACCTACAGGATCTATCTCATATATAAACAATTCAACAAGCTCTATTCATCCAATTGCATCTAAGATTGAAATTCGTAAAGAGGGAAAGCTTGGTCGAGTATACTATCCAGCCCCATATCTTACTAACGAGAACATGCAGTACTTTGATGATGCTTATGAAATTGGGCCAGAGAAGATTATTGATACCTATGCAGCAGCAACACAGCACGTAGACCAAGGGCTGTCTCTGACGCTATTCTTCAAAGATACAGCAACAACTCGTGATGTGAATAAAGCTCAGATTTACGCATGGCGCAAAGGCATTAAAACGATTTACTATATTAGAATACGCCAAATGGCGCTAGATGGAACAGAAACAGCCGAGTGCGTCTCGTGCATGTTGTAGAGAGGATAAAGATGATTACACGACCAGTTAACTGGAATAAGATTGAAGACCCTATTGATTTAGAGGTTTGGAATAGACTAACGTCTAACTTTTGGCTACCAGAAAAGATTCCAATCTCCAATGACATTCAATCTTGGGCAACGCTGCACCCTGACGAGCAGCAGCTTACTATGCGAGTTTTCACAGGACTTACGCTTTTGGATACGATCCAGGGTACTGTGGGCTCAATGAGCATTATCGGAGATAGCAGGACGCAACATGAGGAAGCAGTTATCACTAACATTGCTTTTATGGAGTCTGTACACGCTAAAAGCTATTCTAGTGTGTTTTCAACTCTATGCTCAACATCCGACATTGATGAAGCATTCAGGTGGTCTGAGGATAATCCGTATCTTCAAAAGAAGGCTGAAATTGTGCTTAATCATTATAATGCTGATGATCCTCTCAAGAAAAAAATTGCCTCTACCTTGCTTGAGTCTTTTTTGTTTTACAGCGGATTCTACTTGCCAATGTATTGGTCCAGCAGAGCAAAGCTCACAAACACGGCAGATCTTATTAGGCTAATCATTCGTGATGAAGCTGTTCATGGTTACTATATCGGGTATAAGTTCCAACAAGCATTTGCTGAGGCCTCTCAGGAGCGTCAGGACGAGTTGAGGGACTATAGCTATGCCCTCTTAATGGAACTTTACGAGAACGAGATTAGATACACGGCTGATCTTTACGACGGTATGGGTCTAACTGAGGATGTAAAGAAGTTCCTCCATTACAATGCAAACAAAGCTCTAATGAACCTTGGCTTCGATGCCTTGTTCTCTAAAGATGTTTGTGATGTTAATCCTGCTATCCTTTCTGCTCTCTCGCCTAATGCTGATGAGAACCACGACTTCTTCTCTGGGTCTGGTTCATCCTACGTGATTGCTAAGCACGAGTCTACAGAAGACGAAGATTGGGAGTTCTAGAGTGACGTTCTATCAAAATTTAAACGAGGCGGACTCCGAGATATACAACTTAGTACAGAAGGAGATGCAAAGACAGAACAACACCCTAGAGATGATTGCAAGCGAGAATTTTGTTCCGATGTCCGTACTTGAGGCCCAGGGTAGCATTCTCACCAACAAGTACGCCGAAGGTTATCCAGGCAAGCGTTACTATGGTGGCTGTGAGTTTGTGGATGAAATTGAGGAAATTGCTATAGCTAGAGCTAAGGATCTCTTTAAAGCAGAATATGCAAACGTTCAGCCTCACTCTGGTTCCACTGCTAATGCTGCAATCCTACATGCAATAGCTAATCCTGGAGATAAAATCTTGGGTATGGAGTTGGATCATGGCGGACACCTTACTCATGGTATGAAGCTGAACTTTTCAGGTAGGGTCTATAATCCTATTTCTTATGGCGTTGATTCTAAAACTTCCCTAATTGACATGGACGAAGTAAGAAGTCTTGCTATACAACATAAGCCAAAAGTTCTAATCGCTGGATGGTCTGCCTATTCTAGGCACTTAGATTTTAAAGCTTTTAGAGAAATTGCTGATGAAGTTGGGGCAGTACTCTGGGTAGATATGGCACACTTTGCAGGTCTTGTTGCTGCAGAGTTACACCCATCTCCAATTCCTTATGCTGATGTTGTCTCTACTACAGTTCATAAGACTTTAGGAGGACCCCGATCAGGAATGATCTTGAGTCGTGACGAGTCTTTGGCTAAAAAACTTAATTCCGCTGTCTTTCCTGGTCAACAAGGGGGACCGTTAATGCATGTGATTGCTGCAAAAGCTGTTGCATTTAAGTTAGCAGCAACAGAAGAGTTTAAAGATAAACAAAAAAGAACCATTAGTGGTGCTAAGATTGTTTCTAAAAAACTTGTTGATGCTGGAATTAATGTTTTAACGGGAGGAACCGACGTTCACTTGCTGATTGCAGATCTCTCTAACTCTGAATTAAGCGGTATCGATGCAGAAAATCTATTACATGAATCTGGAATCACTGTTAATCGTAATGCGGTTCCCTTTGACCCCAGGCCAGCAATGGTTACTTCTGGAATCAGAGTGGGCACATCTGCACTAGCTACTAGAGGCTTTTCGGATAAAGAGTTTGAAGAGGTGGGAGAGATCATGGCTAATGTTTTAACAAGCTCCATCGACACCTCAGAAGCCAGAGACAGCGTTTTAAAGCTCTGCTCTAGTCCCATATATTAATAACAATTAGTGCTTGACAAAGATAAGAAAGAAGTGTATTCTAATATCATGAGAGAAACAGTTGAAGAGATTGAGCTATTAGATTGGATTCAGGTGGGTGTTGACAAGGGGTGGGTTTCTCCTGCTTTTTGCAACACTCATGATGGTGATGCATATATGACTGAGGACGAAGAGAAGGAATGGGAAGACGGGGGAGATCCATGTATGCCCGTTTTGAAGTTGCTTAATCAGTTCTAACGTGCTACACTTATGAACAAGCAGGGTACGGCTGCTTCCCGAATGGGGCAATTCCGTACATAATGATCACTAGCTCAACGGCAGAGCTTCCGACTGTTAATCGGATGGTTCCTGGTTCGAATCCAGGGTGGTCAGCAAATATAATTAAACAGAGATAAGGGAATGTCGTATAATGGCTATTACCTCAGATTTCCAATCTGAAGACGAGAGTTCGATCCTCTCTATTCCCTCTAGGATCTCATGTCCAGAGGATTAACTATCCACTAATGCAGAAATGTTTACGCCATGAGTCCTTTTGATTTTGTAGCTCAGTTGGTTAGAGCGCCGCCCTGTCACGGCGGAGGTCGCGGGTTCAAGTCCCGTCAGAATCGCTATGAGGAATTAATCACCTCAGAGCTGAATATACACGGTACGGAATCTATATCCTGATTGAAGGCAGGGAATGGAGCCTTCCGCTCTAGGGATGCGAAACCTAGGTCTGCATCTAGAGGAGTACTAGATAGGGGTAGAGGATTGATTATCTTACTACCCCACACAACCATTCGGATGGAAAAACAAAATGCCTTCTTCGTATAATGGCTAATACTTCACTTTTGTAATGTGAAAATAACAGTTCGATTCTGTTAGAAGGCTCCAATGTCAGAATACTACCGAAAACGGTATAGTTTTGACACAAACGGAAAGGCATCACAATGACAATGAATCATGGAATAGATACAAGAGCTAAATACATCTTGTACTGTGAAAGCTATGCTGCTGCTGCAAACTATGCAACAAAGCAACGTTGGCATATGAACGATTGGCGACACCTTACTGATGACGTATCACCAGGAAGAGTGATAGTATTTGTAAGAGAGCGAAAGGTAGATCCCAACTTTGAAAACTTGCAACAAGTGCAACCAACTGCTTAGCATTTCAAATTTTGCTAGGCACAGTGGAGCAACATACTTACGTCCAGAATGTCGTGATTGCAACAACCAGTTATCCAGAGACCGCAAGACACTGCGTAAAGAGTTTGGAGATGCCCCAGAAAATTATGTTTGTCCTATTTGTCTTAAAGCAGAGGAGCGGCTGGTTGGCAAGGCTGGAAAAGCTGGTGTGTGGGTATTAGACCACAATCATAAAACCAGAACATTTCGTGGCTATCTTTGTCACGGGTGCAACAGGGGGATCGGTTCGTTCCAGGACGACATAGACATGTTGCAAAGAGCAATTAATTATTTAAAGGAAACAAATGGCAGCGTATGAGTATAAGTGTTTAGTCTGTGAGGTATCTTTTTTAAAGGTTCGTGGGATTAGTTCTCCTCCAGAAGACTACTTCTGTGAAACTTGCGACTCGTCACTAAAGAGAGTATACTCTACAGTAGGAGTTGCTTTTGCAGGTAGCGGTTTTTATTCAAATGACAAGTAGGAGTTCTCTCATGGTTGATGTACAAGAAGAAGATGTTGTAGTTGCTAAAAAAGAGGGTAGAGAACTCACTCTTAATGATCGTTGTGACTCATGCAATGCAGCATCATATGTAAAGGTAACAGGAGTAACAGGAGATCTTTTATTTTGTGGGCACCACTATAACAAGATTATGAACAATCCCGATAGCCAGGAAAAAATGATTGCATTCGCCTTCGATGTTCTTGATGAGCGAGATTACCTTCTTGGTGAAAACCGACTAAAGAGTGATGATTGAGAGCTTATGGAATACTTAATTGGATCATTAGTAGCCTTGGTTGCTGTAACTATTGTAGCTGTTCTTCTTAGACGAATACCTCGTCCAGAATTATCAAAGATAACCTACAGCCAAAGCCATATTCACAACCTAGTAGCCCCATACTTGTTTTCAAATAAAGAAATAAAAGATACGGTGCCAACTCAGGCAACGAACCATTTAAAGAAAACCTATGTCCGTGTTTTAATTTTAAACAAGCTTGCATACTGGATAAGAGATAACGTATGCTATGTAGCAAGTGTAGAAAATGGAGAAGTCTTAAGAGATACTGCACGTCAGGTTGACACAATGACCATGACTAAGATAGAATTAGAGCAGATGCAAGTCATCGTAGAAAAATTAACGGAAGGTTGATCCCATGATCGTAGGAGTAGAGGGTAGTCGTAATTTTACAGACTACAGTATTTTCTTGAGGGGTATGCGAACAGCCTTGTCTAGTATGAAAGAGAACGACAAGCAGTTTACTATTATGTCTGCTGGACCAGTGAGAACTAATGAAATGGTTATGGAGTTTTCAAATGTTTCTGAGCGCACTCTTAAATCTTTAGGGATCAAGGTTAAAGTTGTAAAGGTTCCTCATAAGTGGTTCTTAAAGAATATGCATGTGATTGATCACTTCTTGTATTTTACATTGCCAAAGGAAACAATATCTGAACTTGTCCGTGAAGCCGAGGATAAGGATGTAGATGTTGGAGTATACCGATATCCCTAAACGCCTTAGCAGGAGCGAGAAGGCTTTTCTGTCCGTAGCTAGATACTTAGCTTCAAAATCTTCTTCTAGACAAACACACGGAGCAATTCTTGTAAAGTCTGGAAGAGTTATAGGTACTGGGTTTAATAAAGACACTAACAATCCCTTCTCAGTATCCCCCGAGCATATAAAAAGCCATTGCTCACGTCATGCCGAAATAGAAGCTATACGTGATGCTAATTGGAATGTAAAGGGTGCCGTTCTGTATGTTGCCAGGATTAATAAGCAGGGTATAGATCGAAATAGCAAGCCTTGCACACGTTGCCAGACTGTTATTAAAGAAACAAAAATCAAAAAAGTTATATATACAGAGAGTAAAGATAATGCAAATTACATCGCTTGAACAGATGGAACAAATCGTCAAGATCAATCGTGCCCTTAGCTGGGACGGTTGGACAGTTGTAAGCTCCTACCCATCCGACAATGGAGGCACGTCAAAAGACGGAGCCTTGGTTAAGGGTAAGTGGCACGTTCAGCGTAGGTTTACGCCTGACATGGCTGGATGGAATATCCCTAGCAAATTTGTGAGGTAATATGAATAAGAACCAATGGAAAGACGACGGCGCATGTCGTGGTGAAGACACAAACTTATTCTTTGATATCTATGAAGAGAATGAAGATCGAAGACCAGAAGTAGATGCTATGTGTGCTGCGTGTCCTTTGGCTAGACAGTGCTTTGCGGTTGCAGTCTCTCAGAAAGAGTGGGGAGTCTGGGGAGGTATCTATGTCGAAAATGGCAAAATCTCCAGGGAATACAATAAACATAAAACCAAAGCTGACTGGGCTAACACTTGGTCATACCTAACTACAGACACAAAGGAACAGTAATGTACACAACAGCAATGGCTAGAGCCTTTCGGTCCCTACGGGGACCGAGGGGTTTTACCTTAGAAATAGTAGACAATGAAAACTTTATAACAGTACGAGCAGACACAAAGCAATTCTTTCTTTTAGGCGACACAGACAAGCGTTTTGCTGTAGAGTATATGATGAGAGTCAAAAAGGCTCTGGAAGATAATGGAGCTATTGTGTTGTTAGTTCGAGAAGGAGCAGGAGAACCAGAATGAATATATTAGACTTGATTGCGTATGTGACTTACTCTGCCGTAGCTGCTGCTTTGATTGTAATGCTTGTTAAAAGCAAGATTAGGCATAAAAAGCTATTGGCTGATAGCCTTCAGCTTGCCTTAGATAAGGTCATTCTTTTAAAAATGATGGAAGACCTGGCTCAAAATAAAGAAGACGAGTCTGTAGAAAAAACAGAAGGTTTTCTAAAGTTTGTTTCGGATTCTCGTGACTGGGCTTTTGATTATATCCAAAAAGCGCAAACATCTGTTCAACAATTTGGCAATACTATAGAGCCAATGCTTGCTGAAGATTTTTTGGGTATTGAAAACATTAACGATCTAGCCAAGGCATACGCTAACCTCATAACTATTCTTCCCGAAAACAATAAAGGTATTAAGAATGACAAAGTTTAATCTAGATAGAAATAATGTTCCAGAAGTAGTTTTTGATAACTCTTGGCCATTAAGGCCAGAAGGTAAGGACGCTATTTATCAGGTGGGGGAATGGTCCTTGTGTGAGTGTGATGATGCCGAACCACAAGATGCTCTTAACGCTATCTATTCTTGGATCGCCTGGTATGAGTTTCTAACTAAAGACAGTAAGTAGTCCTGGCTCACCTAACAGGTGATATAATTATGTTATGAATAGATTGGACGTTTTAAGTGCCTTATAGTATAGGTGGCAAGGGAGACAGTATTGGCTGTGAAGGCTATGGAGTCCTTGACCAAAGTGGAAAAGTTGTTGGATGTCATGCAACACGCTCGGAAGCAGAGATGCACGTAGCCGAATCGTATAAAAATCTTGAGGATGTAAAGGCTGACGGGGTGGCTTCTGTTAATCCTTCATTCACTATTGATCCAAAATATCCAGGGGTAGGGATTAAGCGTCCGTCACAAGGAGGACCCACCACTGGTAGTAAAATAAAGAGCAAGTATGGAAAGAAACCAAAGAGTATAAACCCTGGTCGTAACTCTGATAACAATTCGTCCGCTGGATCAATTTCTTCTGGAGGGCCTGGTGGTTCTCTTGGATAACGAAATTCACGAAGAGGGCCACATGGTTACTGGAATGACAACAGAGGGTATGGTTGTTGGTCGTGTAGAGCACGTAATGCTTGAGGGTGGAACCTATGGTGTTCCTGGAACAGAGTATGCTATTGAGTCAACACCAGAAGACCCTGCTATGGCTGTAAGAGTCTATGAAGAGGATGATGGTGTCTGGTATCCAACAGCCTATTCCATTGGTATGCTTTCTAGTAACGCAACCATGATTGATGTTGAAGTTGGCATTGAAGATGACCAAGACATTAATGAATTAGAAAGACTGGCCAAGGCTTCTCCTTGCTGGGATGGTTACGTCATGCGTGGCATGAAGCCAGGAAAGAACGGCTCAAGCGTACCAAACTGTGTTCCAGTAAAAAAGTATGAAGACGCGCTCATGGCTAAGGTGGATAGTTATTCTCCTAATGCTGGGATGAAGTCTGCTGCTAAACGTTCGCTAAAATGGAAAGAGCAGGGAAAAGCTGCTGGTGCTGGAACCCCTATTGGATGGGGCAGAGCAACAGACATTGTTGCTGGAAGATCAATGTCTCTGTCTACAGTTAAGCGCATGTACTCTTTCTTTGCTCGTCACGAAGTAGACAAGCAGGGTAAAGACTTTAACAACACTTCTAATCCTAGCAATGGTCGTATCATGTGGGATGCCTGGGGCGGAAATGCGGGTTTTTCATGGTCAAAATCTATTGTTGAGGGTGACAAAAAGTTTTGGCAAGGCTCTGCCTTTGGTAAATAGATGTGTTAAACTTAGTATATGACAACTCACAATCTTTATTCCGTTAGCAACATAACGGCAACGCCCATAACTCCTGGCAAGGACTCTGGTTTTGATATTACCATTCAAAACGTTTCTGCAGTTGGAGATCTTTATTTAGGTTCTTCTACAGTATCTTCAACCAACTATGGTTTTAAACTTGTTCCTGGAGCAGCTTTTTCTGTAGAGCTTGCTGGAGAAGATGACTTGTTTGCTATTGCTTCTCAAGAAAACACTCAGGCTGCGGTTCTTCGCGTTAATCTTGAAAGATCCTTTTAATGGCTAAATTTAGTTCTGGACCAGCCAAAAGTGGAATCCCCACGGAATCTCTTGGACAGCCAGATGGTGTGGCAACGCTTGACCTCAATGGCCTTGTTCCACAGTCACAGATTCCTGCTGTTGCTATTACAGACACTTTTGTTGTTGCGTCTCAATCGGCAATGCTTGCTTTGACGGCACAAACTGGTGACGTTGCCGTGCGTAGCGACCTATCAAAATCTTTTATCCTTAAAGGTACTAGCTCATCAACATTAGCTGACTGGCAGGAGCTTCTGACCCCAGCTAGTGGTGTCTCTTCTATTACTGCAGTTTCCCCTCTTACAGGTGGAACGATTACAGCTAACGGCTCAATTGGTATTAACCAGGCGGCTCTTGTCATTGCCCCGTCTCAGGTTACAGGGACAGCAATTATTGCTGGAGATACAAGGCTTCTCCCCTCGGGTGGGGCAACAGGGCAAGTCCTCTCTAAAACTTCCTATACCAACTACGCAGCCGCGTGGGCATACCCCCCAGCGGCACCGTTGGAGAGAAAAGAAGTCTCTGCGTCTGGGGCTGTATATTTATCAGTTGCAAATACATTCTATCCGACTGCTACAAATTCAGTTTATACATTGACTGCTGGTACATGGCTGATTACAGGCTCTGTTCTTGTAGAGACCCCAGCTAACACTGCTGCCTTTATCACTATTCGTGTGGGAAATGCTAGTAATGGGTACATGGGGGGCACCGAGGTTTCAGTTCCCGCTATGGGCTCTGGGATTAAGGGCTATGCAACAATTCCTGTTTCAACAGTGTGGAGCACGTCTGGTGAGTTAATCCGAGTTGAAGTTGCATCAACGGTCGCTGGGTGTGCTATGTTGCCGACACCAGTCCACAATAACAACGGCTACTTAGATGGTAGTTCGTCTATGTGGTTTGCTGTAAAAATTGCGTAAGTTAAAATCACTAGAGATATAGAAAAACCCCTTAGCTAATAACTAGGGGGTATTTTCTATTGGTGGAGATGTGGGGAGTCGAACCCCAGTCCTAATCTATCGTAACTGTACTTCTACATGTTTAGGCAACTACCTTGGGAGTCAGAGTCACATTGCCGATGCTCTGATCTTTCAACTATAACCATCTAACTAAGGTATCTTCGTTATTTTAAGAACTAGCTGCTCAGTGAAGACGCTGCTGGCTAGGTGCTTTAGCTACTTTAGGCTGCTAGAGCGAATTGGGATTTGTCTGCACTTATCCGATTACCCCAAGTTTAAGAGTTTGGGATGGTCTCTACATGCTTCTCCAATTACGGAATGATCAGTCGAAAACCTTTCATCCCCATACGCTATTAAGTTATGACTCTAGTGTATCATGTTCTCGTTCAAAAGTCCTAACTTTGTGACAATTAGAGCAAACAACTTCACACTTTGCTACCTCTTGCCAAGCAGACTCAAGGCCATACTTCTTTAAGACACGGTATACGTTGTCGATTTTTTTGCTTCCTGGCAAATGATCAAACTCTAGGACGTAGTGAGGGAAAAACAATCCACAGTCAGTGCATCCATTGTCTTCTTTAAATTGACGGAATATTGGAAGGTACGAAGAGGCTAAAGTCATCTTACGACTAGTATATACTAGATTGATGGACTACGTATATACCTGCAGAAGCGGCGACAATGAAGAGCTGCGGTATTCAATAAGATCATTAGTAAAGAACCTACCAGAGGTAAACGTATGGATTGTTGGGGATGCCCCATCTTGGTATACGGGAAGTATTGTTCGTGTTGATCGTCTTAATCAGAAATATAAGACCGTTCGTAATAATCTTGATGTTTTGTCAAAGACAGATGAAATTAACGAACAGTTTGTTCTGATGAATGATGACTTTTTTGTTACTAGGCCAATGGACAGCATAGAAGTTTGGCATGGAGGCAGTCTCCTTGAGCGGTACAATCGTCGATTAGACTTAGAGGGGTATAGCACATACGCCAAGTATTTAATCGACACTTACAATACTATTAGTCATTTTGGGATAGAAGATCCCCTGTATTACGAGCTTCATACCCCACTACCAATGACAAAATTATCGTTATCACACGCGGTAACAAGGCCAGGACTCTGGAGATCTATCACAGCCAATGCAAATGCCATAGGTGGCAAGCAAATGGAGGACGTAAAAGTCTATGCTGCTGGAACGATGATGTCACGAGCACACAGAGAGCAAGACACGTCTACTTATTTATCTACTGATGATGGGTCTTTTGAAAAGTTATACAAAGAAAGGCTCCGAGACGAATTCCCAGAGCCTTCCTTATACGAGTCTATTTGATTATACGATAAAACTCTTGCTCTACTACGTCTAGCTGGTCATAGTATGCATCTGACACTTCTTTAGATCTTTTTATCCCAGCTTTAGAAAACTCATCATACAATTCTTTATCGTCTAGACTTTTAATCGCCTCTACGTATGCTGCAACGTCATCATGTTGTGCAAATATTCCTGCATAGGCAAGAGATTCTTTTAATCCTATGGTTGGAGAAGCAATGACAGGAATGCCAGAACAGCAAGCCTCTAGCGCCACACGCCCCCAGCTCTCGTAAGACGAAGGCATTAGAACTATCCGACTCTTACCATATACCTTTAACACATCTGGTGAATTATCATATAAGGTAACATTTGGCAGGTCTTCTGGGTATCCTATTTGTTCCCCATAGGCTCCCATAACACCAATAAACTTTCGTTCAGGAAATATTCTAGCCAACTGCCAAAAAATTTTGCCACCCTTAGCCTCATTCATATTAATAAGGGTAATGGCCTCACGAGTAGTCTCTACTTTGTATCTGGTCGGATCTGTGGGGGGGTAAAGAATTACAGACGGAATATTAAATGGTACGGTCCTTTTAATCCAATTAGAATTAGCAATAGCTAGATCTGCACTACGAGAGTTTATCTTGTTATATGAAAGCTGCTTGTCGTTGTGGACAAGGTGAACGATTGGCTTTTTATATCTCTGAGACATTTGCACAGCCTTAGACGTATAGTTCAAATGAGTAATGATGATATCTGCCCACTCAAAATTATCTCTAACGTCTGGATTAGCGCTGTCAAGTATGGGAATACCCTCATACTCTGTTGCTCCTGGATTTTTTGTTATAACTCGACATTCATGACCTTTTTCTGCAAGACCATAAAGTATCTGATGAAGCATTGCTTCCGCTCCTGCATTGTGGTTTGGGAAATACCCATGTACATATGCTACAATTTTTAGTGATTTATTCATAGTGACCCTTCTAGTCGTGTGCCCCTGACAGGATTCGAACCTGCGGCCTGATGGGTAGAAACCATATGCTCTTCCGCTGAGCTACAGAGGCAAAAAGAAAGGGGACCCAAAGGCCCCCGTCCCTGTGTATTAATTATAGCTTAAGTGCTCTAGCAAACACAACTCGTGAAGCCATTTTGCTAGCACTAATAATGGCAATTGGTGCGGCTACGCTCAAGACAAGCCCTGCCCAAACCTGTGGATTGGAAACATCCCAAGCCCAGAAGTCCAGGGTGTGGAACCCATTAGCAAGAACAGCAATACCACCAAAGGCAACCATACCTGCCATAGCTCCCCATGTCTTTTCAGGCTTACCGTCATCGTCTACACGAGAAGCAAGAACAAGATAAGCAACCAAGAAGACCATATACATCAGCTCAATGAAGAAGAAGAACAGTCCACTCATCCATGTACCAGAGAGTCCAACAAAAGCGGCTACTGCTGTAATACCGTTAAAGGAAACAATGGCCGAAGAAATAAAGGCAATGCCTACAGCAATGATCCATGCAAGGAGGATAACCTTTTGATCAACCTGAATCTTTGGTGCACGCTTTGATTCTTGAAGTTCATAACGCTTTGCCTTATCAATGACAGAGTTAGACACTAGGGGAGGTTCCCACGGAGTATCCTGAAGGGTGTCATCAATAGGGTCAATCGATGTGACCTGTCCAATGACGTTAGCAAGACCATCGTAATGTGTCGTTGTTGGTGTCGGCAAGGGCATTCCCATGGCCTGTTCTTCTAGTCTTGTATTTTTAGCAGCTTGCTCTGAAGCTGACTGACGATAGGAATCTACCAATGCATCGACAGCTGCCTGTTCTGGACTAGGGACGATTGTTTCTGGATTGATAGCGGGAATATCCACGTTATTAATGTTCTGTTCCATTTTTCTCTTACCTTCTCTTGGTATGTTTACGGGAGGGTTAAATCTTCTATTAGAATTAGTTGTCATTATGCCTCCTAGCTATTATATCATTATTAGTGCCTCATAAGGGACTCGAACCCTTATATCTTGCGATAGCGAATTTTAAGTCCACCGTGTATGCCATTCCACCAATGAGGCAATGTGGGGTGTGCGGGACTTGAACCCGCGACCGACGAATTATGAGTTCGCTGCTCTAACCAGCTGAGCTAACACCCCAAAACCCCTAAGCCAATGTCTTAAGAGTTTCTGGGAAAGCTGTTGAGGATAGATCCCTAACGGCCTTCGCATATTCTTGGATTTCTACCTGAGCATCGTGGCCCAGACGCTGGTCCAAGAAAGTTAACACACCCTGGAGAGATGTGGTCCAACGCCAACGGACGTACATACCATAGGCAGGAAGAAATAGACGTGCAAGCTCAGGAGCCACACCATCATCCATAGCCTCATGGTACTTGGCTGTCCCATAAGAAATAGTCTCAATAAGCTCAGTAAAGTACTTAGCCCCAAGCTCTACGTCAATAGGCTCTCCGCTACCCTGCTTGCTATTTTCGGGGGCACTTCGCCACTCATCAGCAAGAGGTACATAGAACTTCTCATCTTCAGTAATATATCGACGAGAGGACTCGTTCCAACCATTCTGGTCATCGATATGCGTAGAGGATACAGCATACTTCCACCACTGACGAGCAACAAACAATGGTGCATAGACCTCAAAGGTTAGAGCTGCATGTCGTAATGGAGATGTGTGTCCCTCACGAATAAGGAACTGCAATAGCTTTGCATCTCGTGGTTCAAACTCTGATGACTCCTTATCATAACTAACTCGTGCTGCGTTAACAACAGAAAGGTCGTCCCCCAAGGTGTCTACTAGACGAACATATCCTTCGTCTAATACGTTAATTGAATCTCCTTGCATCTTTAAAACTTCCATTCACAGTTGATTGAGTTTATAATTCCTAGGGCTTCTTTAGAGTTAATGCAGTTATCGTAATAATCTTGCAAGACCTCTGCAATAGCATACATGGGCTTGCTTTGAGTGTCAAGTTCAGACATATCAATTACTGGCATTTTTACTCATCTTTCGTACAACGTATTCTTCATCAATGAACATCCAGCTGTCTCCCCACTTCTCGTACTGATCGACAAAGAATTTAATCCTACGACCACAGAAATGACTCCAATACCTCTTAAATGGGTTATTGGTTTGCTTAATGCATACCATGTCTTGGCCAAAATCATGTTCTGTGTCTTCTAGATCAGGCTCTACTAGTGCAGTTGCATAATAGCCTAGTTCTTCATCTGTGTAGGGGATGTCATACGCAATGTTTAGTGTTGAAATGTCTGCGGGATCAAAACCAATTGGCTTTAGTGGCTCAATGAGATCGCTCATGCGATTATCTCCATACTTGGAAGGGAAAGCATAAGAATATATGCTTTAATTGCTATACTCTATTGTACATTATGCCAACAGATAAGTCAATAGCAGATAAGAACGAGTCTCCGTCTAAAGCTGCCTGTAATATCTTTATCTGTGCAGGTACTGTATTCTTCAACATGCATTCATCACACATGTGGTCAGGCTCAAAGCCTCTTACGTCAATGATCTCAAGCCTTTTTAATGCCTGGGTAATCAATGCTCTTTCAACTTCATTCATGTCTTAATCCTACCAGATATAGGGGTACGTGTCAAGTTCGGGGGTAGGGCTACAAACAGAGCAGTCTCTCATGCATGAGTGATCTATGTCATTACAGACACATCCCATACACAAGAGACCGCTACAGTTTGTACACATATCTACATTATACTATGCTTGAACAGTTTCGTCTACAGCCACAGTTTCATCCAAGAATGTAGTAAGGACAAAACCTGCATCCGCAACATTCTCAATCTGAATGCCGCTAACGTCTACATCCAAGTCTTCAAGCGTTAGCTCAACTCGTCCACCAAGCTTGGCGACAACAAGACTAAGAAGCTGTGAGGCATAGTCCAGTCGTTGACGATAATCCTCAAGGGCTTCTTCAAGGGCCTCTTCAAGCGTTGCTTCTTTTGGAGCTTCAATTGTTTCTGTCATTATATTCCTCTTTCATTTTGATAGGCGTTAGCCTTTGATTCCTCAACTGTAGCATACGATACCCCCCAGCAGCAACCATCACAACCATGAATGTTCTGATAGCTCTGATTGACAGAGGCAAGGTATTTAGCTGAGTCGTGGTCTGGATGACCAATGTAGTGTTCGCAAATGCGCTCCAAGATGCCACGATCTTCTCTCCAGTTCATCGGGGCATTGACAAGAGCATGTTCGCTAGGATGATTATGTATGGCACAGTCGTGGTCAGCACATGCAGACACATCATGAACCCCAGTCATGGTTCCATAATTTTTTATGTAAGTATAATATCCAGTGTCAGGATCTTTACTCAGAATCATCAAGAGCCTTCTTAGCTTCTAGGCGTCTATTCATTTCCCTTAGCAACTCGTGAGGGCTTGCTATAGGGCTCATTTCAGCCTTAAGCTTGTTCCATTCCTCGGTAGTGATCATGACTGCTGGCACTTCGTCATTCATCGATTACCCCAAAATGCAACAAAAAGGTGGTGCCCCCAGTGAAGATCTATTGTCCAGGTTGACCCTGAAAACTTGGTAGGCTTGTACCTGTCAAGAGTTATCCCAAAAAAAATATTCTGGGCATCGGCAGTACGGTAATGTTTAAAACGCATTTTTCTCAGCTCTCATTTTCGATTCTAGATACTGAATGTCTATTTCAGCATTTCTAACAATAGCATCTAGGATAAACCTTTGCATATCTGTTGCACCCTCGGCCTCATAATAGTATCGAAGTCCAAAGAACTTCTCTTTAACCTGAATAATCCGATACTTAGGATAAACATACTTCATTGCTTCATGAGTACGTTTAATGATTTCATACCATGGGTCGGTCTGTCCAAATGTTTCAACATATACACCATTCACGGTTTGAATTTGCTTCTTGCTGAGCCTCTCGTTAGTCCACTCAATACAAAAGCCAGCTGTAAGTCCTCTAATATTCTTCATGAGCCTAGTCTATCAAAGAGATGGGGGATAGTCAAGCTCTTCATCCCAAGTTAAAAGATATTTCTCATACATTTTCATCAGGGCATCGTCGTACTGTTCATCGGTCATGTCGTCACGAACATCCCTATGCCAGGCCTGTTTCTGTGCAGCCTTAGAGATAGGGCTATCGTAATGGTAAAACATATCACCACTCATCTTGTTCATTACCAAAACCACAGGCTATCTGCTTCTTGCTTGGATGGTCTTGCAACCAAGATGTTCTGGTATCTGATCTGTTCGTCAAGCCTCTTAGTTTCAGCAACGTAATGTTTTTGAATACTTCGACTGACCACCCAGAAGATAGCAGCAATGACTACTAAACCTAAGAGTCCTATCATTCTGAACCCCTCCATGGACGCTGAACCAATAGCACCCAGATCTTGTTGAACTCTTGAACAGACAGACCACCGCCAATAGCAATCTTGAGAACATCTACTCTCGCACTGTTTATATCATACTTCATTAGATATCATCCTTACGGGCTAGGTAGCTCTTTAACTTGACGAATGATCCCTACAACTTCTCTAGGTGTTAGATAGCCTACTATACCCTCAGTAATGGGAGTGTTGTAACATAGAGCGTTACCTCTGAGTACCGCGATTTCATACAAGCCTTCCTTGTGGCCAAGGCTTATGTCATTACGAATGACGGATACTCCATAGCCATTAGAAAACTTCCAGCGACGATGATAGTTCATTATATCTCCTCTATAAGTGGTTGTCTAATTCGGTATACTAAATTCTTTCGGTCTTCTTCAAGACTTTCTCCGCTCCAGTCCTCTGCCATAATGATGTTAAGGATGCGAATTCGTTCTTGATCTTTTCCGACCGATACTCCATGCCGGAAGATGCCAAGATCGTCATCTTTTTCTGGTTTAAACATTATCGTCCTCTTCAATGCTAATAATTGGTGTAGACAGAGCCCACTCATTCTTTCCTGCAACATAAAGCCTTAGACCAACAGTCAAGGGCAGTTTCTCAGTAGCGAATATCTCAGAGTGTGTCCTGACATCATTACTTATACAGTACATAAGCCAAACTTTCTGGTGATAGTTTCCGTTTTTACTCCAGTATCCTCTGGGAGTGATCTCGTATACAGATCCTGATTCAGTTGTAATCTTCATCAACGCTTCTTTAAATTAATTGAAACAAAAACAATGGCAAGGAATACAACGCCGATTGTAAGGGGAATCCAGAAGGGGGCCAATACCCACCACCAAGACCATGCAATAACACCCGTAAGCTTAAGAGTGATAAAGATCAATAGCAATACCGTAAGGAACCAAGAATTGCCCAGCTTAACTTCTACATTTTTTGTCATAGCATCATCCTCTCACATCGTTGAGTGTGTGTCAAGTAAAACATGTTAGGCAATCTATTGACAAACCTTTATTCTTGACATAGAATAATAACATGAAGGAAAATAATGGCTAGGGGAACATCACTCTTTGGGTGGTGTCTTCCTGGCAGTAGACACTCTGATTGCATTGTAGTTATTCATTGGCCAAAAGAAACATTCTGTGCCTGTGTGTGTCACAAGCCTAAGAGTCTTCGCGGTAGACCTCGCAAGAATTCGGCGGAATAAAGTTCGGTGAGTATTACCACGACAACATACCACATATACATTACACATGACGCTATGGATTATAGTGTCGAGGTTTTACTTAAAGGAGAATTATGAATACATGGATGACTCAATACAATGTTTTACACAAATATGCTCGGAATGTTGCACGTTCCTTTGATAATGAAATTGAGGCTAAAGAGTGGGCATTCGCTATGAATTTTCACCGAGACCTTTATGTCGTTGAGAAGTTTAACCCATATAAGAGTGTTCATCGTTTTGAAATTATTGACGAAACTGGACGATCTCGTTTGTATGCAGGGGTTGACATTGAGGTATCTATACAGGATAATGGTTATACCATGAAAGTATTTGTAGACGAAAGAGGAGACGGTGAGTAAGAAATCGCTATTGCAAGACAAGTATTCCGCTGACGCAGAACGTGTTGTCAGTCTTATTACCCAAAGCGAGATAAAGCAACGAGAGCAAGCAGCCTATGACAGGGGCTACCGACGTGGCTACATCTTGTCCGCTATCTTTTTATTCATCGGTATGGTTGTTTATTCTATCATTAAGGCTTGGTTAGGCTCATGACACAAAAAGAATTAGAAGACGTGTTTGCTGCTAATGCAGCATTTACAGAAACTCTATCGGGAATGCTTAACGGATTAATCAATTCGGGATTTTCTCGTGAAGTAGCAGAACAGATCATTCTTATGACACTGAAAGGAAAGAAAGATGAGTAAAGTAAAAGTTGGCGACCGTGTTCGAGTTGTTGTTGAAGGCACCGTCCAAAATATAACTCTAAATGAGCATGTTCAGGTTTGTGGCGTGTATTACTACTTCGATGAAAACAGCAAGGTCGGTCTCGTCTCGATTGAGGT